GCAGGCATGACCGTCACCGCCTACCCGCTCTGCTGGCCGTTAAACAAGCCGCGCCGAACGAACCGAGAATTCGGGCGGTTCGGAAAGAGTGTTGTCCGTGGTGACAACGCTTGGCGCTCCAAGGAGGACGTTTCCGTCGCCGACGCCTGCCAGCGCCTCCAAGCCGAGCTTGATCGCATCGGTGCGCGCGAGGTCGTGCTTTCCACAAATCTGCGCACGCGGATAGACGGATTGCCGCGAAGCGACCAGCCGCGCCCAACAGATCCCGGCGTCGCGCTCTATTTCCAGCTCAAGGGCAAGCCGCACTGTCTGCCGTGTGACACGTACCGGCTGGTCGAGCACAACATCTGCGCGCTGGCCGCTCACATCGAAGCGACGCGCGCGATCGAGCGCTACGGCGTCGCTGACCTCGCCGCGATGTTCACCGGGTTCCAGGCGCTGCCGTCACCGGAGACGGCCGGCGTGCCGCCCTGGCGCGTCGTGCTCGGCTGCCCTGCGGCCAAGACCTTCGAGGAGGTGAAGCAGGCTTATCGCCAGCGCGCTTCCGAGACGCACCCCGACCGCGACGGCGGAGACGCCGACAAGTTCAACCTCGTGCAGCAGGCATGGGTCATGGCGCAGCAGGAGCTGCGAGCGTGAGCGGCCCGATCTGGATGTTCGACCTGCAAAAGCGGGACGACGCCATCGGCAACTTCGCGCTCGACCAAGCCACCAGCCCGGCTGGCCGCGCGGCCAACATCACGGCCAACGAAATCGCCGATCTGCTGCGTGCTTTCTTCGACGCGCCGACCTCCACAAAGCTTCGCGTCCAGCCCTCGCTGTCTGGCGGCATCGTCAACGATGCTCCTGCGCGACCGCTGCCCCCGAGGGATGCCCCATGACCAACAAATCGACTGAGGACTTCGAGCGCGCACGCAAGCTGCTGCTCGACAACGGATTCAGCAACAGCATGGTTGTTGACCTGCTCACGAAGCGGAAGGAGTTGCGCGACGGGTTTGCTATGGCGGCCCTTCAAGGCCTGATCGCCGGAGAGGCCGCTTTCAACATCGGCATGCAAACGTGGGCGCGACAGCGGGAAAAGCCCGAGGTGGTCGCCGGGTGGGCGCTCGAATACGCGGACGCCATGCTGGAGGCCCGCCGTGTTCGTTGAAGAAATCATGGACCTGGCATGGCCGCGCGCCGGCATCACGGCGAATTTCCTAGGTCGTTTGGCTGCACAGCAGGAGCGCGACCGCGCGATGTGCAACGCGGAGAACTTGGCGCGCTTCTATTCGAAGGTGTACGGGCCGGTCGTCGGTCCGCAGATCGCCGATGGATCGCTCCCGTTGACGGCCGCGCCGATGACCGCGACCGAGGTCAGGTATCTGATCCAAAAATTCTGGGAGAAGCAGCGTGGCTGACCTGCCAAAGCTCTGCGCGACCTGCAAATGGCACCGGCCAGGCGCCTACCCGGAAGCGCAATACGCGCTGTGCGCCAACCCAATCAACTGCGCGCTGGCTGATCCGGTCCACGGCAGCAATCAACGCTGCACGGAAATGCGAGCCGGCCCCTGTGGGCTAGATGCGATTCGACACGAGGAGGAGATTTGTGGACATGCTTAAGGTGAGCGACTACACCGGGCCAATCGACAAGCCTGGGCTGTACCGGATGCCGGCCGAGGTCTACCACAAGGGTCCAGCCGTGGGTCCTGAGTTCTCGAACAGCCTAGCGCGCGCGCTGCTGACCACCTCGCCGCTGCATGCCTGGACCATGCATCCGAAGCTCAATCCAAACTGGCGTTCGCAAGACAGCGAGCGGCGCATGGAGATCGGACAGGTCGCGCATCGGCTCGTGCTCGACGCCGGCCAACCCATCGACATCCTCGAGTTCAAAGACTTCCGGACCAAGGACGCGCAGGCCGCGCGCATCGACTCCGAATCGCGCAACCGGATCCCGGTGCTGCGCTGCGATTACGAGCGGGCCGAGGGCTTGGCCGAGCCGATGCGCAATGCCGTGGAAAACTTCATGGGCGCCGCGATCGCCGATTGCCTGCGCGAGGTCGTGATCCTGTGGCAGGGCAAGAATGGCGTCTGGCGCAAGGCGATGCCGGACATTGCCACGCCGGACCTGCGCCGCTTGTGCGACGTAAAGAGCACCGCGACGAGCGTGCACCCGGCCGCGTGCAGCAAGCGCGTCTACGACGCCATGTACCACATCCAGGCTGTGCACTACAGCGAGGGCTGCGACGCGCTGGATCCGGAAGGCATCGGCCGGCGCGAGTTCGGTTTCCTGTTCGCCGAGACTTCCGAGCCGTTCGCCGTGTCGCCGCCGATCCTGCTTTCCGAGGCTGGCCGTGCGATGGGCGCGGAGCAGCTTCACATCGCCTCGGACAAGTTCGCGTCCTGCCTCAAGACCGACCGCTGGCCTGGCTACAGCGACCAGCCGCACGTCGCCGAACCGCCGCCGTGGGTATTGAGCCAGTGGGCCGAGCGTTCGATGTCGGACGAGACGCTGAATCCTGAAATAGACGCCAAGTACGCGAACGTCTGAACTATCTACCAACGGAGAAACAATCGTGACCCAAGCTCAAATCGACGCCCTCAAGTTGGAGGCCGTCATGGCGCTCAACCTGGACACCGGCGCGCACGAATCTTTCGAGAAAGGCCTGTGCGTGATGGAAGCCGTGGCTTACGTGGCCGGCGAGCGCTGGAGCGATCATCCCGCGTGCGCCTGCCCTGTCATTTCCTCGTTCCTGCGCGCGTGGAATGACCGCCTGCCGGACGACGAGCGCCAGCAGTTGAAGCAATACATCCCGCTGCTGGTCGGCAGCCGCGCCACGCGCGAGATCGAGCGCAAGCGGTCGTGGCTGATGACCGACTGGGTTGTGCGCGACTGCGCCCCGCGCTGGCTGCGTCGGGCCGGTATGGATGCGCAGGCCGACATTCTGGCCGCGATGCCGTCGATCACCAACGGGGAGGTCTATGCGTCTGTGCGGCCCGCCCTGATGGCCGTGCGCGAGGAAACGTGGCCTCGGCGGCAAGAGTTCAGAAAAAAGTTTTTTGCTGCTTTCAATAAAAGGTGGCTAGAGCTAAGGCCCGCCGACGCCGCCGACGCCGCCGCCGCCGCCGCCGACGCCGCCGCCGCCGACGCCGACGCCGACGCCGACGCCGCCGACGCCGCCGACGCCGCCGCCGCCGACGCCGCCGCCGCCGCCGACGCCGCCGCCGCCGCCGCCGCCGCCGCCGACGCCGACGCCGCCGCCGACGCCGCCGCCGCCGACGCCGCCGCCGCCGACGCCGACGCCGCCGCCGCCGACGCCGACGCCGCCGCCGCCGCCGACGCCGCCGCCGCCGACGCCGCCGCCGACGCCGACGCCTGGAAATCAAAATACTGGTCTGTGCGGAACGCGGTCTATCAGGCTGTCCAGAAGGTCATCCGCGAGAAGCTGTCACCAACCTACGGTGAATCGCAGGCCTCGGCCCACGCGATGCTGCGGCGCATGCTGGAGTGCAAGTGACAGCCTTCGCCTTCAAACCAGCGAAGCGCGAACAGATCGCGCTGCTGCTCGGCATGGTCGGAGGGACCGGCAGCGGCAAGACCTTCTCCGCGATGGAGCTGGCGACCGGGCTGGCCGGCGACAAGCCCTTCGCGGTCATCGACACGGAGACGGGGCGCGCAAAGCACTACGCCGACCAGTTCCGGTTCGACCACGGCGACCTCAAGCCGCCGTTCAGACCGGACGCCTACATCGACGCGATCGAGGCAGCCGATAAGGCCGGCTACAGCGTCGTGGTCGTGGATTCCACGAGTCACGTCTGGGCCGGCGACGGTGGCGTGCTCGATTGGCAGGAGGACGAGTTTCAGCGCATGGGCGCCCGCGACGCGGCGAAGATGGCGTCGTGGATCAAGCCGAAGATGGCGCACAAGCAAATGGTGCAGAAGCTGCTCCAGGTGCGCGCCCACGTCATCCTCTGCTTCCGCGCCGAGGAGAAGATCGAAATGGTCAGAAACTCGGTAGGAAAAATGGAGGTCGTGCCGAAGAAGTCGCCGACCGGGCTGCACGGCTGGATGCCGGTGTGCGAGAAGAACCTGCCGTTCGAATTGACCGCCTCGTTCCTGCTGACGGCGGACGCGCCTGGCATCCCGAAACCGATCAAGCTCCAAGCGCAGCACCGGCCGATGGTGCCGCTCGACAAGCCGATTACGCGCGCCACCGGCGCTGCGCTGGCGGCCTGGGCGCGCGGCGGCGAGGCCAAAGCGCCGCCTTCGCCGGACAAGGAAACCCTGCTCAAGCAGCTCCGCCTGGCCGCATCGCACGGTACGGCCAGCCTCGACGCCGACTGGAACGACTTGAGCGGCCTGGAGAAGAAAATTGTCGGGCAGGTCGGCATCGACAGCCTCCGGGCCGACGCCAAGAAAGCCGACGAGGAGGCATGATGCCCACCCAAGATTGGCAGGAGGCCTTCTTCCAGAAGGAAAAGGAAGCGATCTGGGGTGTGTTCCGCGAAATCGCCAGCGGCGGCGGCGACCTCGCGCGTGGCAAAGACAGCCGGACGAGGAAGAAGATCGTCGAATTGGACCGGCGCTACGACGAAGCGCGTCTCGCCGCCGGTGCGCCATGATGCGCGCCATGTCCCACACCGATGTCAGGCAGGCCCGCCAGCAACTCGAGGAAATGCGCTCCGGCTGGACTCATCACCTGTCGGTCGTGCCGAAGGATGAGTGGCCGCCGATGCCGCCCGGCGCGATCTGGCCGGTCGATGTGCGCAGATCGAAGGACTTTTTCGTACAAATCTACGAGCCTGACCAGCGTGGCATCATTCGGCTGTCGGCCTGTCGGTGCCGTATTTTGGACGACGGCAACTACAGCGACGTGATGAGTTGGGAAGAATTAATGCAGATCAAGACGGAGTGCGGTTTCGGTCTGTCGGATGCCGTCGAGGTATACCCGGCCCTGGACGACGCTGTGAACGTCGCCAACATGCGCCACCTCTGGGTGCTGCCAAAGCCGCTTCCGTTCGCGTGGCGCATCAAGCGCATCGTGAGTCCTCAATGAGCGGCGTATTCACGATGCGCGCCCAGATCAACCTGCGTGCCGAGACGACGGAAGCGGCTTTCGTGGCGCTGTCCGAGCACTTCACGCGACTGGCGAAGAACGAGGAGCCGGACCAAAAGGTGTTCTGCGGCGGCATGCTGCTGCTGGACCCGGCCGAGGCCGAGCCGACCGGCATGCTGATCCCGACGCGGCTGATGCACCTGATCCACAAATGCGGCGGCAACGCGCAGCTCCTGCCGCAGCACGAGCGTTTCGAGCTGCGCCAGTTGCTCGCAATGGCCAAGCGCCAAGAGGCCGCGATGCAGCCACCTACCGAGGGGAAGGTAAATGCCGGCAGCCAAGAAGTCGCCGCCTCGCCCGTATCCGAGCCTGCGCCACCGGATCCTGGCCAACATCAAGCGTGAGCCAGCGCCGCCGTGGACCGGCATGCGGTCCTGGTGCTGGATCTGGCAGGGCGGGCTGAACGGCAGAGGCTACGCCCAGATGGGGATTCGCCGGCCGGTCTGGCGGGACGGCGAGTTCATCGGAAAGCAGCCGCGCAACGTGCTCGTGCACCGGCTGGTCCTGCTGGAGTTCTTCGGGATCCCGCTCGAGACGGTCGAAGCCGCAGCGCACCAGTGCTCCACAAAGCGCTGCATTAACCCTGAGCACGTGGCGCCCGATACGTTCGCCGGCAACACGCAGTTCTACTACACGGTCGAACGGCCGATGCGTTTGGCTTTGGCGCAGGAGGGGGGGGGTAGCCCGATGCGTGAACCCGGCGAGGACGGCTAGAGCTGCGGTTTCAGTTCGGCCTGGATGGCGTCGAGCTTGTGTTTGGCGATGGCGGCCGTCCTGAGATCGTCCGACAGTCCACGCTGGAAGTCTCCGGCGCCGTCAGGCAGTCCAGGTAGGGCGTCGGCGGCGTGGGTTCCATCAGCACCGGGCTGACCTGGCACGCGGGGGACGACGCACAGGCCGCGCACGAGGCGATCGCGCACGACAACAGGACCCGGAACAGACACGATTTTCTCGACATATTTGGTCACCACCTGGTCGTTGTTCGCGTGGGTTGCAAGCTGCGCCTCGGCCTTGTCAGCGCGTGCGCTGGCAGCCTCGTAGCGGTTCCAGAGGATAGCGCCGCCGCCGATGCACAGCGCCAGCGCGATCGCCAGAATCTCGGTCAGGTTCATGCCTTCACCGTGATGTCGCCGCCCTGGACGGTCGGACCCGCCGGCACGCCCTGAACGTCCTTGCGGTCGTTGGCGCGCTTCTGGCCGTACTGCAACGCGCTGGCGCCCATGAGCACGCCCGCGTAGGTCGTCCACATCAGCACGTCGTCGGGGTGGACCGTCACCATGTAGAGCGTCCAGGTGAACACGACGACCACGTTGCCGATCTTGTGGATGTTGTATGAGCCGGTCTTGAAGTCGCGCAGCAGGTCCGCGTCCAACTTCCGCAGCAGCGCGATCACCTAGTCACTCCCCGAGTTTGCGCTCGATGCGCGCGGTCTTGTCTGCCAGCACTTCGACGCGGGTCTGCACGCCGATGAGCTGCGCGTCTAGCCGCTCCTGTTTCGCGTTGATCTGCGAGACGTTGTTGGCGATGTTCTGCTGCTGGATCGCCATGACTTCCTGCTGCCGAGCAACGACCGGCACGGCGTCGAAGATCGGCTTCACGAAGTAGAGGATGATGAGCAACAGGAACGGGCTTATCAACTCCACAATGTGGCGCACGGTGTCCATCACCCTCCGGGTCTGTTCTTTGTGTTCTTCGGTCATTGCCACGTCCCCGACTTCATCTGCTGCGAGAGCCTGGTGGCGCGCGGCCCGACCTGCTTGGCCCATGTCGAATTCAGCATTTCGTCGCCCGCCTCGACGTAGCGGCCGAGGCGCACGAGGTTGAGCGTGTCGTGGAAGCCGAGCAGCCTGGTGACGCCGATGTTGAAGGCCATGTTGAGGAGCACGCCGCGCCTGGCTTCGTCAATCGACAGCCACCACGGCAGATCCTTGTCCAGCGCCGCCATCGTCCGGTTGATGTCGTTCTTGAGGAACAGGTCTGCCTCGACGTTGCTGATTCCTACGTCGTCCAGGTTCCGACCAATGCCGATCGTGAGCTTCCCGACGGAATCCTTGTAGGGTTTCAGTGATACGCCCTCGTCCCGGCGAAGCTGTTTTACGATTTCCTCAAGCATCATAGCGACCCGAAGCCGCCCAATTCCCACCCGCCGCCATTCCAAACGAAGCGACCCCATTGTCCCGTGGCTAAGCCCTTGATGGTGCCGCCATCCGATACGTTTAGGCTGAATGCTCCGGCGCCAGTCCGCATGATCGTGACTTCGGCTCCGTGCGGAACGTTGGTGTTCGCCAGAGTAACTAATCGCGCCGCCGTGAGCACCGCAGCGTGCCGGATCTTCGGGCAATCCGTCTGAGCAATGGTGCCTTGGGCGTTGTGCGTCACATCCGCGTCGGCGCCATAGAAGCCGGCGTCGTCATTCAAATCGGTTTTTCTGATTCCGGCCGTGCTCGTGTCTGTCAGCCGATTGCTGTAGCCGGCGGCAAAGCCATTCAGTTTGTTGCGGTAAATGTGGATCGTCCGCGACGCCACGAGCGCCAGCCTGAACGCGATCGCTGCCGGCGCCGTCGTGTCGAAGGTGTTACCGGAAACATCTAGCAGCTTGGTTGAGACGCTATTCGTGGACGTGACGATCACGCCATAGATGTTGCTTTGCAGGACCGCCTTGTTCCCGCTGATCTTCCCGCTGAACAGCCCATCAGCCCTGATTGCCCCGTCGGTGGCCGTCGCATCCATGATGATCTTGTTGCCGAGCACGTCCATGTATTCGGCGTAGTTGCTGCCGGCCAGTTCCCCGGCGCAGTCGATGCCGGTATCGAGCGCGCCAAAGATTGAGTTGTTTTGGACCAGACTGTTGCTGTGCTTGCCGTAGAGGCCGATGCCCACAGACGAACGATAGCCGTAGGCGATGCTGCGAGTGAAACCACGGATGATGTTGTTGGTATAGCTGTTCTGGTCCGCGTAGTTCTGCGCAACTCCAGTATTCGATTGGATGGCGATGTTGTCCACGCCGTCGATGACGTTGCCGTCCACGCCGTTGAAACTCGACTCCGAGGCCAGGTAGATTGCGTGACGCCTGATCGTCTTGTATTTGTTGCCACGAATCACGCTGCGGCTGCATGGCGTGAACAGCGTGCCGTAGCCCTCCGATTGTCCGGCGAAGCCAACGATGTTGGTGAACTGGTTGTCCACTACGGACCAGCCGACCGGAACGGCTTGCGCTGCTGCGCCGCCTGACCAGATGCCGACGGTAAGGTTTTCGAAGATGCAGTCCTTGACGGTAACGCCGTTGGCTGGCGTGACGTTAAGCGGTGCCGGATGGTCAGAGTTTCCGCCGTGAATTCCGCCCTGATACTTCGGCGTCGGTGCGGTGCCGGTGACGCCGCTACCGGTAAAGCGACATTTTTCGAACGTGCAGTAATCGCTCGGAACGACCACGAACAAAAATTGCTGACCGTCGTTGTCCAGCCTGAACTTGCCGCCGCGCATTTTCACGCCGACGTTCGCAATGCGCGCGCCTGCCGTCAATCGGTAGGTGCCATCGGTGGCGTCAATGACGCTGTAGGCGGGGGCCGCTGCGAGCACGGCGGCGTACCTGGCCGCATCGTCTGTGGCATCGTCACCTTTGCAACCGCCTTGCTTGAGCGTGATGGTGCCGCTATGGAGCAGCACGAAGCGGCCAACGCCACCGGCGTTGAGCTGAAAATAATAAACGTCGTCCGGCGCGGCCGCGAGCGCCGCATCCCAGCGATAGCGGGCGCCGCCGCCGATGGCGGCCGTGTTGTAGCCGAGCGTGCTGACAATTTGCCCGTCGCTGAGATTGGCGACCAACAGCGCTTTCAGCGCCGCGACATTCGTTACCGCGATGGTGCCGGCGCCGGAAAAGATGATCCCGGAACCGACGGTGGGTGCCCCAGTAGCGTCGAACAACAACGCCTTATTGGCTCGTGTAGCCGCGACAGGTAAATCCAAAAGCTCCCCACTCTCCGGCACCTTGATAGCGCGATCTGCGTTAGCCGATGCGTCCTGAATCAGCATCGTTTGCAGGTCCTGATCGTTGTCGATATCGTCAGCGGTGAAGTCACCGTCGGTGATGAAATCCGTCGTGCGCGTGCGAGGGACGCTTCGCTTCAAAAGGACTGCGACACCATTCGCGGGGGCGACCGTGAAGGCCACAGTACCGCCGCTGGTGGCACCGACTCCGGCGACCGTGTATCCGGCGCTTTGGAGTACGCCCGCCAAATAGACCTTGAGGTGGCTGGCGTCGAGGATGCCGAACCCGAAGGAGAAAACGGTCGTGACGCCGTTGCCGGTTGAGAGATTAAAGTTAGGCGCCGCTGAAACGGTCATGTTCGTCCCCTAAAATCTAGGCCGACATCGTAACTCGATCCGTGAGCGTGCCACGGACCCGGCCCACCAGCCACCGGCTCGCCCTCCCGAGGAATCCTAGCAGGTCGCTCCAGGATGGCTCCGGCGAAGGAATCCAGATGGTCGTCCACGCCGTCGGCGAGCGGATGCCAGTCGCGCATCTGCTGGAAAGCGCCGGAGTCCTTGACCGAACGATGAGCGTGCAGCATGGCACCAGATAGCGGCGGCTCGATCGCCCTGGCGATGCGCACCACCTTGTTCTCGGACACGTTGTTCTCGCGTACCGCACTGATCCCGTTCAGCACTTTCTTGAGCACGGCCGGGACGAAGCCGCCGACGCCGTTGGTTTCGACGGTCACGCGCGGCACTCGCAGCGGCTGCACCAGGTCGCGCAGCTCGGTGCACTGATCGTCCAGTTCGCCGTACAGGCCACGACAGCGATGCCAGAACAGGTGGCCGTGATCGGATTCGAATACCACGGAGCACGATGAAATGTCTCCCCTCACCTTGCCGAGCGCCACGTCCCAGTAACAGCGCACGCCCACGATCCGGTGCGCGCCGATGCGGCAGGTCGGCACGCCGTTCGCGGTCCCGAACTCCGGCTCCTCATCGTAGATGGTGATGCGGTCCGGGTTCAGGCGGACTTCGTGCAGCGGCCTGGAGCGGAGCAGGTATTGCGAGTCCCACTCGTTTTGCGTCCGGCACTCGGCGCGGCGGAAGGCGACCTCCTCGCGGTCAAAGCGCGCCGGCCACACGTTGCCGCCGTACACGTCCACGATGCCGGTCTGCGGCTCCTTGAACTCGAGGTGATCGCCCTTGATGGCGTAGGCGTGCACGTCCAGCAACAGTTTGCCGTTGAACACGTACAGGTCAGCCGGCTCGATCGCCCAGGGGATCGCCAGTTTCGTGAGCTGCGAGGCCTTCTCCTCACGATGGTTGTGCGCGAAAAGTTGGATCGTCAGGCAGTCCGCGCCATCCCGCTCCAGCTCGTCGTAAAGGGAGTCGTGCGTGTGCGGCGTGCCGATGTATTCCTTGCGCCCGGTCGGCACCAGGATGTGCGTGGCGTCGCCGATGCGGGCGCGCAGCGATTCGCGCGCCTCTTTGGTCACGATGTTCTTCGGCACTTCCACGTCATCGAACAGCACCTTGTTGGCGCGGCTCGAAGTGACGTTCGACATGACGCCTTGGGCGTTCATGGACGGATTGCGCGGGTCATCGTGGCCGAGCACCCAGAATTGGTCGCCGGATACGTCGCGGTCTGGGAGCAGGCCATCGCAAAGCGGATGCCGGCGCAGGACATGCTTGCAGTCGCGCGACATCTTGCGCGCCGTCTTGTCGTCCGAGGACTGGATCAGCACGCGGTGCCGCGCGTCGCAGTAGAACTCGTGGGCCTCGTTGATGGCGGCCAGCGTCGATTTGGCGGCGCCCCGGAACACGCGGAGCACACCGACACGCTTCTTGCTGTGGCGGCGCTGCTCCATCCAGTCCGCGATCAGGAAGTGGAAATCCGGGACCTTCCAGCCCTTTCGGTCGGCCCAGATCTGGAAGAAGGTCGGGAACGACGCCCGCACCGGCGGATCAGCCCTGGCCGCCGACCAGCTTCAACCGCGCTTTGGCGCCGGTTACGCCCTCCGTGGCTTTGCGCTGCGCACGCTCGATCTCGGCGTTGATCTCGTCCATGCCCTCGAGGTTGCGTTTGCCGAGCGTCTTGTTCAGCACGATGTAACGCAGGATCCGCTCGCACAACAGGTAGGTGTTCGCCACGTTCTTCTTGTAGTTTTTCTGGCGGACAATCATCGCCTCGTCGCTGACGGCGGCGTCCACGGCGCCCGGTGTGCAGACGCGGTCAAGCAGCAGCTCCGTCTCCTGCCCGGCGACCTGCATCACGCGCTTTTCCAACCGCTCCAGGTCCTCGATGGTTTTCAGCGTCATGTCATTGCCCCTTCGGCACCGGCGCGACGGCCGTCTCCGGAGCGCGCTGGACGAAGTCGCCAGTGCCCGCGCCCATCCACAATTCCTGCCCGGTCCGCTTGCGCAGTTTTTCTTCCTGCCGTTCCATGAAGCCCGGGTTGTTCATTTCGTGGAGCGTTCCCATGACGTAGTGCTTGAACAGCGGCGCTGTCCACGGCAGGTTAGCACCAGGCACGTACTCGGGCAGGATCTCGGTCAACTTGTCGGCGGCGTCGGTCGGTTTGCCGTCCACAACGTCGGCCATGATGTTCTGGAGTTTGTTGAGCGATCCGCCGGTAGGCCCGAGCAGGATTTCTACCGGCGCCGCGTGCTGTTCCTCGAACCCGGACACCAGGTTGGCGTAGTGACCCAAGCCGCCGCCCGCGAGGATCGAGGCCGCGACAAATTTGCCGTTCGGCAGGCCGTCAGGCGTGACCATTTCCTGCATGTCGCGGCCGCGCGCGAGATTCTTGATCTGCACGGATAGACCGCCGAGGACCGTGGAGACGCCGAAGGCCCAAGCGGCGTACTCCCATTTGTTGTCGGAGGCGATGAAACGCCGTCCCTGCGTCAGCGCCACGCTGATCGGATAGGACATGAACTGGAGACGGGCATTGACGATCCAGCTCGCGCCCGGTCCCGCGTTTTTGGCCCGCTGGATCACGGCGCGCTGGCCGGAGGTCGGCTCGTTGATCGCGGCATCCGACTCGTGCACCAGCATGCCGGCCAGCGTCGAAGCCGCCGAGCCGCGCAGGTCGGCCACGCTCTTGCCGGAGGCCAGCGCCAATTTGGATAGCGCACTGTCCGGGATCCCGAGGATCGCGCGCGGCGTGAGCATGTTCCCGGCGCTGCCCCACCGCTCGAGCTGCGCCAGCTTCCAGACCGCCCAAGTCTGGTCGTTGATGCCGTAGGAATCGAGCAGCTTCCGGTCGGCCTTCGGCACGGCCGCGAGGTCGAACTTGGACACCATGCGGCCGACGGTGTTCGAGATCGTGGCCGTGAACGTGTCCTTCATCGCCTGCGACCACGCGCGTAGCCCGGTGAGGCGGAGCACCTTCTGATTCGCGCCGACGAACATATCGCGCGTCGATTCACCGACGATGCGATCGCCGGCCGAGCGCAGCATGTCCGTCGCCAGCCCGGCGTTCTCAAGCCAGATGCGGTCCTTGTCGCCGAAGTTGAGCATCCGTCGCGTGAGGTTCAGCCACAGGTCGGCCTTGGACACGTTCCAGAAGGATGCCGCCGCCGTCATAAACGCCGGATCCGGCAGCGACGAGAACACAGCCATGCCGAGTTTCAGCACGTTGACCGCGCGGAAGAAGTTGAAACCCATGTCCGCCGCGTGCGCCAGGTCAACGGTCCGCGTCTTGTCGCCGACCTTGAACTCGAAGCGCCAGTCCGGCAGCGGCTCGTGCGCAATGTTGCCAGCCGTGTAGTCGTAGAGCAGGTTCGCGTAGGCCTTTTGCGCGGCAAATGAACTGCGCTCGAAGTCGCTGGCTTCCCGCTCGTTCAATCTGGCCGCCTCCGCGTTGGCGACCTCGCGGATCGTCTCGCCCGGTTTGCTGCCGAGCGTTTCGATGATGCCGATGTCGTTGGCCATCCGCTTGATGTGCGAGCGCAGGATGTCGTACAGGTTCGCCCCGCCGAACTCGGCGTGGTACTTCATCCAGGAATCGGCGCCCAGGAAGTGAAGCTGGCGCTCCACCGACCCGCGCGCGCTGAACGAGTGCTCGCCCGGGATGTCCTGTTTCAGGTCGCCGCCCTCGCTCAGGGTGACGTAGGAGCGGTGCAGGAATTCCTCCAGTTCCATGTCGTCCATGATCGCGCCGTCTTTCGCCAGCATCTTGCGACGGTCCATGAGGCGCGAGGTGAAGGCGACCCATTTGTCGGCGCCGGCGCGGAGCATCCGCGCCGCGTCGTGGCTCTGCGGGATCCAGTTTTCCATCTTCACGATGCCGCCGCCATTGGCGTTGAATCGCACGCGCAGCGACTCGTTCACCTCGCGGAAGGTCTTGCCGATCGCTGCGATGTCCGGGTTGCCGACGTTCTCGCCCAGGATCGCGCGCACCAGCTCGCGCGTCTGTTCCTTGTCCTCGAAGATTCGCAGCAGTTTGCGGTTGTCGGTGGCGCGCAGCGCCTGCTCGACCACGGCGCCGTGCATCTGCGCGACTCCTTCCGCGATCGTGGTCATCGCCGTGGTGTTGCTCTTGCCGCCCACGTCCTGCGAGAGCTTCTTGAGGAAGGCGCCCATGCCTCCGAACTCGGCGCGGCCGCGCTCGATGAACTGCGCGATCTCGACCCGCACGGCCGCGTCGTTCTGAGCCGCCAGAATCTTGCGGATTGACTCCTTCCGGACCTCGAAGGCGCCCTCCTTGACTGCCTGCGACAGCGCCTCAGCCTTGCCGAGGCCGGCGTCGCGCGCCTTGTTGAAGGCCCGCATGAATCCGGCGGCCCGGTCGCGTAGTTGCTCCGGCGTCAGATCCGCACCGAGCGTTTCCTGGAAGCATTTGTCGAAGGCGGCCATCAGAGCGCTCCTGCCAACTTCGCCAGGATGCACTGGCGCACGGCCTCAAGTTCCGGCGTCACGTCTCGAGCAGCTTCGGCTTGCAGCGCCGCGATGTGCTCGTTGGCGTTGACCGGGTTGCCCGCAGCGTCCGGAATCGTCAGGTTTTTGGGGAAGGCCGCTTGTGCTGGCGGTACAGTTTCGCCAGTCGTAGCAGCCGCTGCGCCTTCGTTTCCTGTTGCTTTGCCATTGATCCTCCGAACCTCTGCCATGAAGGCAACGTCGTCGTCACCGTGTTTGATCGCGGCCGCTTCGACGGCAGCCTCGTCCTTGCGCATCGCCTGTTCCACTTCCGCCACGGCGACCGCTTCGGGCGCGGTCAGGCGCGCCGGTTCAGCCGGCCCGGCCGGATGCCCCTCCTGCGCGTAGTCGTGGTACGCCTGCGCCATCGCATCTGGGTCGAAGTCCTCGATGCCGACCTCTTTGGCGCGCTCCTCGGCGAGTAGTTGCGCGTGCTCCATCGCCGTCTGCGGCGGCATCACATCTGCGGCGCGGCCCTCAACGGCGGCGCGCACCAGCTCGCGGATCCGCTCGGCGTCGCCGGTGACATCGGTGGTGTCGTGCGGCAGGTAGCCCATTTCGACCAGCCGCTCGCGCAGCGTGTCCAGTCCGACGCCGCTTTTCGTGAACAGCCGCCGAGTCCAACCGCCGGCCCTCGTTGCATTGCCCTCGCCGGTGATGTCGCGGATCTCGGCCTGGTCGATTCCGCCCAACTTGACGATGTTCTGGCGCAGGTCCTTGAGCGCCTTTTCAGCCAGCGCGGTACTGGCCGGCACGGTTTCCTTCGGGGGCTTCGGCAACGGTTCGGCAGCCATGGCGCGCACGCTCGCGCCGTGCTCCTTGGCCAGCTTTCCCATCCCGACCTGCGGGTACTCCGCCGCCAGCTCCTCCGGCGTGATCGCATCGCCCACGGCCGTCGCTTCCGCCGCCTTGGCGGCAGCCTCCACGGTCGGCGGCGACACGTCGGCCTTGTTCGCGCGCGCCAGCGCTTCGTCCGGCTGTACCAGGCCGTCCTTGCCGTCCGGGACAGCGCCCTCAGTCGTCGCGTCCAGGCGCCCGTTGAACTCGTCCAGCCGCTTCGCGGCCTCGAGCGGGGTCTTGGCGCCTGCCTGCGCCGCCTGCCGCCCCACGTCGCGCAGGGACACGCTCATGGCGTCATCCACGACCGACAGCGGCAGCCCGACCTTCCGGGCCGTCAGGGCGGCCCTGCCGTGCGCCAGGAGGCCGAACAACACGCCGAGCACGCCGTTGGCCATGATGGAGTCACCGGACAGCACGGCGGTCCTGGCGGCCTCCTTGTCGTATCCCAAGGTCGCCAGCGTGGCCTTGTCGGCGCCGGCAAGCGCTACGCCGCCCAGGATGGACCCGGCCGCCCCGCTCATGATGCGCTGCACAATGGCCGGGCCGAAGCCCCGCAGGATTGGCGCCACGACCGGAACAGCGGCCAGCAGGCCGGTCCCGACGCCGCGTACCACGCCGATCGCCGCCGCCTCGCCGCCGCTCTTGCCCTGGTCCACGGCCATCGCGCCCTGGATGGCAGTCTCGGCCGCCGCTACCGTCGCAGGGCCGAAAATAGCCTCCGAGCCAATCCTGGCGATGTCGTGGAGCGTGTTGCTGGCGCCGCCATAGGTGATGGCGCGCTCCTGAGACTTCTGCCGGCTGGCCGTGGCCGGGGCGGTGATGTTCTCGTCCCACCATTGGCGCCAGTCGGTCTTTCCCTGGCCGCCGGCTGGTAGCGCCTCAGCGACCACGGAGCTGCCGACCTCGCCGAGGATAGACGCGCCCTCGTAGATGCCGCGCGCGATGGCCTCGCCTGCGTTGTTCCAGGCCGGCAGGTCGCCGGGCTGTTGCCGGGCCTGCTCGAGCGTGATTTCCGGGTACATCAGCGCCCCACGTCGATCGCCAGGTCACGCACCACGGCACCGTTGTAGATGATCCCGTAGCGCGACCAGCCAGCCTTGAAGGGCTTGGCGGTCGCGTTGGCCGCCTCGATCTCGTTGTCGTCCCACCCGCGCGCCTTGAGCTGCTTGCTAAGTTCCGCGTGGAACATAGAGGTGAAGTCGGCCCCGTCCATGCCGACCGGCGCGAACACCGACTGCCCGTTGATCGTCTGTTTCGCACCGAGCACGGCCTGGGTGGCGTACTCCATGCCGTTGCGCTTGTCGGCTTTCTTGTCGGTGTCGTTCAGCGTCGCCCAGTAGGCCTTCGCCGCGTCCATGTCGCGGCGGCGCGCGTCCGGGAAACCGGAGTAGGCGTTGCCGGCCACGCGGTCGAAGGCCTTATCGAATTCCTCCGAGTTGACCTTGACGTTGCCGGCCTCGATGTCGCGCGCGCCGCGCAGGATCCTCGGCGCAATAAATTCGCCGGTGCCGTTCACGCGCGCGTTGTGCACGCCGTACTGCATCGCGCTCGCTACCACGGAATCGTCGCGGCCGATCGTGGCGATGGTGGCGTCCACCATTTCCTGCGGAACGGTGTGACCTGTAACCGGATCCGGAGAGGTGAGGTCCGAGAAAAACTTGGCGGCTTCGCCGGGTTCCATGCTTTTGAGCGCCACGGCGACGGCCTTCGATGCCTCCGGCCGCACGAGGCCTGGATTCACGCCGGTCCGGCCAGCCGCGTCGGCCGCGCGGTCCACATTCGCGCGCATCTGCTCGGCAGCGGGCGCCTGCGCGTCCCAGGTTGGCCACGATTCGCCGGTCTGCGCCTCCCACATGCGCACCGGATTGTCGGCGATCTGCTTGTTGAAGCGGTCCGTCGCGGCGTTGAGGATTTCGTAGCGCTGGATAGCCTCGACGCGCGCCGGAACGGTGCCGGCGGCGCCGATGGCTTGCTGCGCGTCGCTCACGATCTTGTCGCGCTCGGCGGAGCGCATCTGCGCCATCGCTTTCAGATCGGTGGACATCGACAGCGCGAGCTGCGCCTTTTTCTTGTTCGGCACGTTGTCAGGCAGCGCGGCAAGGTATTTGTCGTACTGCTCGCGCTCGCCTGGGACGAAGGCGGCTGGATCCGCCGAGCGGTCTGCGATCATCTTCGCGTTGAAGTCGGCCTGCGCGCGCGTGCCGCGCTCGTCGGCGTCGAAGGTGGCTTTCAGTTCGCGGATCCTGGCGTCGGCGTGCGCCATGAGCTTCGTGCGGCTGACGCCCTCAAGACCCGGGTACTGCTTGTCGTCGTTCAGCGCGTTCTTGAGTTTGCGCATGTCGTCAATGCGCTGCGCGCCCTCGATTTGGCTGGTGACGTTCGTGGTCCAGGCCGCATCGCGGAAGGCGCGCTTCGTCTCGTCAGGATTTTTGTAGAGGTCCTTGTTGCCGTCCACCGTGATGTCAACGGTCTGGATCGCGGTCAGTGGATCCTTGCGCGCCTGGTCGAGCGATGCCTGCATGACCTCCTGATTCGCGCCGGACCGGCGCTCGTGGATGCGCCCGCGCTGTGCGGTCAGGAATTCGTCGGTCGCCTTGATCGTGGAAATGTCGAAAAAGGGCCGGTACTTGTCGCGCGAGTCCTCCGGAATAGCTCCGAGAAGTTGCTCGCGCCGGATATGCGCCTCGTCCTTGAAGGCGGCGTCGAGCTGGTCCGCCGTGATCTCGCCCTTGGCCTCCTTGTCGAGCAGGTCGGTCTGGAGCTGATTCAGCGAGGAATCGTAGTTGGCGCGCGCGACGGTGGCCTGCGCGTCGAGCGCCTGTTTGCGCTCCGCCTCTTTCTGCTGTCCCTTGCGGATCAGCGCATCGCCCAACGCCTGCAATCCCTCGCCCACCCGCACACCCGGCTGAACCCTCGCCGTCGGGCTGGTCCCCTCGGGGACGTAGTTGCCGTAGTTGCCGAGCTTGATGGAGGCCATGTCAGGATCCCAGAACCGTGGCGATGTTCTCGAACGTCGCCTTGACCTGCGTATTGGTCGCATTGCGCCGGAGTTGTTTCGCCTCAGCGCGCAGCGCCGCCGCATCGACCTGACTCTGGTAGATCGTCAGCAGTGCGTCGCGCTCGACGTTGCGGCTGATGTCGCTCTCCACGGCCGCCGTGCTGCCAGTGTCCACCATGACGCCGGAGGCCGCGTAGTCGGCGCGCGTCTCGCCCAGGAAGCGGCGGCCAGCGGTGCGCACCAGTTTGGCCTTGATCTGACCCATCGCCAGCGCGTCCTCGGCGGAGCGCTCGCGCAAGGACGCGAGGTATTTAAGTTCCTTCTGTTGCTCGTAGGCGTCGTAGCGGTTGCCGACGGCCTTAACGATGCCGCCGATCATCCCGAGATATCCGCTGCCGCCCATGCCAGCCATGTTCAGGTCCGCCTAATTGATCGTGACGTGTCGAACAACCGACAGCAGGTGAAAGAAGTACGGCAACTCCTGCGTAATTTCTTCCAGATCCTCATTCTGCGCGAAGCTCCAGCCGAGCGTCGTCAGTTGCAGGTCCTCGTTCCGGATGACCGGCGGCTTGTCGAGTACCGCGACGCCAAAATCGCGGCCGCGCAGAACCTGGCCATTGACCTTGAGGCCCCGGCTCTCGATGACGCGCAGCACGACCTCGTTCACGCTCGCCGCGCGGCCCTGCGAGCTGCCGTCCTGCTGGAACTCGATCTTGAGCGGCACGATGCGAGACAGGTACGGCACTCCGATCTCGATGCGCGTGTCGGCGGCGCGCACGAAGTTGAGAGGATTTGCGGCAACCTGCTGTACCTGCGCCACGCCGTCGAGAAGGATGTCAACGGTCTGCCCGATCAGATGCGCGATTCCGGTGACGATGCTAGAGGCCGGCAGACCAGCCGTTTTGACGAAGGCCGCGTGCGTGTTCACGTCGTAGCTCTGGTACTCGATGAACCACTTGTTCGCGCCATTGATGCTGCGCTTCGTGCGGAACCAGACCTGGTCGCCGGTCGCGCCCGGGACCGAGCACACGTCGAGATAGGCCCCGTTCGCCGGCTGGCTCGCCCACCCGCGCATCTGCACGTCGCTGGTGGCGTCGTAGGTCAGTGAGGCCAGTGTGCCGTCCGCCATCACGCCCCAAACAACCTGATATGGCTCCTTCGCGTAGGCCATGCGGCGTAGGCCGGGCAACAGCAGATGGTCCGAAAGCTCGGACAGGTCCGCGCTCTGGTAGCTGTCCGTCGTGAAATCGTAGGAATAACTGCGGAGTTGCTTGCCGGTGAAGGTGGCGAACAGCAATTCATACCCGATCTTCGTCGGCTTCACGTCGCCGGATCCGTAGAACGTGTGCGCGTTAGCGTCCACCGACACGGACGACAAGGCGCTGCCCTGCCCCTTCAAACTGTGCTCGGCAGACGAGGTGAGCGCGATCAACGCGCGCAACGATTCCAGATGTTGCACCAGGTCGGCGGTGCCGGAATCCAGTGTGAACTGGAAGGCATCGTCGGCATTGACGCCGATGGCAAAGTCGGTCGTGTCGCCGATCGCGGACCCCCAGATCGTGTTCGGCTGGCTGGTCGTGCCGCCGTACACGACGCGCTGCTGATAGACGCCAACGGACTGCGGGAAACCGCGCGCCGTTGACCACGATTTTTCCTCGAGCGTCCAGGCGCCGGCTTCGGCGGCCGTGGCCACCGACAACACTTTGCGCACGATGCCGTTGACGTTCAGCGCGTTGGTAAAGACAGTGATTTCAACGATACCGTCGTTGATCTTCACGTACTTGCCGATGTCACCGACCCGGAAGGCGTCAGCCGTGGCCGTGAGCGTGATGGTCGCGCCGGTGGTGCCGACCGCGCTCGGCGTGAGCTTCGTTTGCGGCGAGTCGGTCAGCGTCCAGGTCTGCGACACGTAGGCGAGCGAGTCGAAGTCACGGACCGAGGTGCCGGTAACGTGTGTGGTGTCGGTGAACGCCGTGATGGTGAGCAGCCCCGAGCCGGCCTCGATCTGCCGGCCCACATCGGACGCCAGGAACGATGCGGCGCTGGCCGTGACCACGATGCCGGCGCCTGTCATTGCCGACAGCGCGATGTTCGCCGCCGGCTTCGTGCCGAATTCCGCAGACGGGTAGACCGACACCGGGAAGTTGCCGATAACCCACAGCGCATTGGCGAAGCGCTGGAGCCGCTGCGGATGCACCGAGCCGTGCGCGAGCAGCATCGTGTTGGCTTTCTGCGCGTATCGGATCGCGGCGAGTTGGTCGAGCGTGTACGGATTTGCGATCGCGTAGTGCGCGCCACCGCCGTCGAGCACTGGGCCGATATTGGCGCCGGAACCGTAGTAGAACCTGATCGTGCTGCCAAGCTCAACGACGTAGGCCGTCACCTTGTCGAAGATGAACGGGAAAATCGCTCCGCGATCGTCCTGATCCTTGGCGTCCTTGACGTAGATCGTGCCTGGCGACCGAATGACGCCGCCCTGTTTCAACGGCAACCCGCCGGAGCACGTCTTGACGCCGCTGTAGTACCGCTGAATATCGGTGCGCCCAAAGACCTTCGGCGACAACTCGCCGGACGAAAAATTGGTCTGGATCGCCCGGATTTTGCTCAAGCGCGGACGCCGATGAACGTCGAGCTGACGGACTCGTCGGTAACATCCTCCTGACCGTCGATCGCGCGCGACACCTTCTGTTCTCGCTCGGAACTGGACTCCATCGCATCACGGACGGCGGCGGACTTCGTGATCGGGTACGCCAGCAGCACCGTCATGCGCGCCGTCACGGCTTCGATCAGGCCGGGGTCCCATGTAGCCGGATCCTCGTTGCGCCAGACGTAGCGAAGGTAGAGCGGGTTTTCGTCGCAGAGGATGACGCGGCCGCTTTCGCTGCCCTCGACGCGGTAGTCCGTGAAGGTGCGGTTCTCGCCGAGCGAGAGTACGCGCAGGCAGTCAGCCGGCAGCAGGAACTGGAAGTCCCATTCGAAGGCCGGCGCGGCCGCGAGCGGCGCCAGTGCCACGCGCTTGATGCAGGAATTCCACAGGTGGCGCCGGATGACGAAGTCGCGGGCCTGGGCGAACAGGTTGCTGCACAACCGCGCGCGGTCAGTCTGCTCGTCCAGCGTGTTGATCGGGCGGTCGCCAAGGCGCAGCAGCGCATCCGTACAGATAGTGACCACCGAAGCCATGCGCCGCCCCCATCAGGTGCCGATAGCGCCCAATCCTACAGCCTCAGCGGCGTTTGAGCACCCGATTGGCCTTGGCGATAATCTTCTCCTCCGTCGCCTCCGAGATCCGGCCGGCGTCCGCTGCCTGTGATGCGCGCGCCTTGGCATTAATGGCATGAGCGCGATCCGGCATCGGATATTTCCGCTCGCCGGGCAGACCGAACTGCTCCGGCTTGAGTTTTTTTCGCTCTGCTGCGCTGAGAACTGACATTTTCCGTTTCCTAAAAGAAAAGGGCCGCCCCGAAGGACGGCCCTAATTTACACCCGACCGCAGGGAGGAAGATCAGTCGAGCGCGTACTTGAAGTGGAATGTCAGGACGGCGGCGGCCGTCAGGGTCGCTCCGCCCACCGTGGCCAGGATCATGGCGCCGGCCGGCTCCTCGTACACCGCGCCGGAGGCCAGATGCGCCTCCATGAGGTTCGAGCCAGCCGCCGTGACAGACGTGGCCGCAAGGTAGCGCCCGGCCGTGCCGGAGTCGCCGACTGCGATGGTCTGCGAGGCCGCGCCCGCCGAGTTGAAGAACTTGCTGCCCGGCAGGATGCGCGCGCCCTTCGGCAGGTAGAACAACTCGATCGTGTCCGCGATCGTCGGGATGCTGGACGCCGGGACGGTATAGCTGGCGACGGCGTAGCGGATGCGCGCGCCGAGCTGCGTCACGTCGGTTTTCACCGGCGGCGAGGCCCGGTCGTTGGTACGGAGGTCGCTGTAGAAAGTGGTCATCGTGGTGCTCCTTGTCGCGGTTGGTGCCGGAGTGCCGGCCTACTGCGCGATTCCCAGTGAGAAGAAATCAGCGCCGCAGGTCACAGGGAACCTGCGGCGCCGATGATCTTTACGCCTCGATCACGTCGATCTGGACGACGCCGGCATCTTCCTTGCGGACTGCGCCGACGCTAACCTGGCCGTACACCTGCCAGGAGAACTTCTTGTCGGCACGCTCGGCGATGCGCGCGCTCGGCTCGACGCCGGTGCCGTACTTCATGGCGCGCGGCGAGAAGGCGAAGCACGAACGGACGGTCGTGGCGGCCACGCGCGGCAGCATGTTGTTGCCGGCCGTGTCCGTCTTGGGGAGGCGCACGAAGTAGAAGCCCATGAACGTGTTGATCGTGCCGGACACCAGCGCCTTGACCGAGTTGTAGTCGGCCGAGGTGATGGTCGAATCGCCGAGCAGGTTGTCGATCTGGTCAGCCGTGCAGACCAGGACGTAGCCGGCGTTGGCGTAATTGCCATACGGCTGTTCCTGAGCCTGCTGCTGGCCCATCATTTCGAAGAACGCCTCGTCGTTCTGCTCCGCGTTGTCCAGCGTTTTCTTCGTCGTGCGCAGCTTGGCGAGCGTCAGGCCGGTGCCGCCGTTGGCGATCTGCTGCGCTGCCGGCAGCGCGATGGACGAGGCGCCATTCACGCCCGCAGCGGCGGAGCCAAGCGCGGCGTTGATGATGACCTTGTCCTTCTTGCGGTTGAGCGCCGCGATGCAGTTGGCGACGGTCTGGCTGGTCGGGTCGGCCAGCAGCTTGACCTTGTCGAGCTTGTCGATCAGCTCGCCCCAGTCGGCGTCCTGCATGAAGCCGATGCGACGGCTCTGGACCTGGTCCTGGATCGGCGTGTCGCCGTGCCGCGTGGTGACATCGTTGGCTTCCGCACCGGCGATGCGCTCGGCCGTGAAGGAGTCGCCGACGACGCCGGTTTCCTTGTCGCTGATGAAGCGCTCGAGGCGCGACTGGCGCTGCTGCGCGAGCAGGTTGAAGTTGGCCGCGAACTGGCGGACGAAGTTTTCGGTGACGGTGAAGGACATTTGACTCTCCGGGAGAAAGGAATGGAACAGGTACTTCGCTGTTCACTCCTGCCCGGGTTGTCTGCTCTTTCGAGCCGGCCCTACAGAGGCGACGGAGGGGTTTTGTCCCCGGCGGACTCGCCCCGATCTGGGGTCCGTCCGCTCAATCCGTGAGCTGAGACTACGGCGCGCGGCCGCGCGCTGTCAACTCAGCCGCTCTTGATGGCCTTCTTGAGCAGCTTCACCAGGTCGTCTTTCTTGTCGCTCGTGTCGTACTCGACGCCGCGCGCCTCGAGTTCGGCCTTGAGTTCGGCCACGGTCAGGTCGTCCGGCTCGACGGCCTTCGTGGCCGGCGCTTCCTCCGGCGGAGCGGACTGCGGCGGCGGCTGGCTGCCGTGCTCGCGCGACTGCGCGTGGCTGACCGGGGTCGTCTCGGACTCCTCGATCGGCAGCACTTCCACGTCGCGGCGATCCACGCCCTCGAGGGAACCTCCGCCCTCGCACGCGATGTCCACCGTGCCGTTGGCGCGGATGGTGTTGATCCGGCCGACCTGTCCCTGGGCTGATACACGCTGTCCGATCTGCATGGTCGTTTCTCCTTTGGAGCCGTCGATTCTACGCTGTGCCGGAAATCATGAGAAAGCCAGTGCCAGTGCGGTGCTTGCCGCGCACGATGCTATTCACCGTGGACGGATGCACGCCGTACAGGCGCGCAATCGCGGTCTGGCGCATACCGTTTAAGTGCATCGTCCGAATCACCGGAATCTCGACGTCTGCGATCTTCGCAAGGCCGTTGCGTTCTCCGCGAGGCACTACGTAGCGCGCGCGACCCTTGGCGATCTTGTCGCGCATGTTCGTGAGCGCGGAACCTAGAAATAGATGCGCAGGATTGCAGCAGGCACGGTTGTCGCAGCAGTGGCATACGTGCATATCGTCTGGAATCTTTCCGTTCATCCTCTCCCAAGCCACGCGATGCGCTTTGCGTTGTCCGCCATCTTCGGAAGTGTGCCCGTAGCCATTCGGGTCTTTCGCCATCAGCCACGGCCAGCAGGCGTCCTCGTCGCCAACGGCTACCTTGGCCCAGAAAAGGCGATTCATGCGACACGCGACCCAGATACCGGAGCCGTGCCGTAGCGTTGTGCGAAAAGTTTTTCCACTTTCGCCTTGACCTCTTTGTGCGTTTTGGCAAACGGATTCACGTAGGCCGGGTCGTGCATCAGCTTGTCGATCTCGGAGTCGAGCGACTGCGCCGACTCGGCCGAGCTGTCGCCGCCCGGGGAATCGTCCTCCTTCATTTCCGCACCGATCTTCGCCAGCGCCATGATGACCTTGGGCATGTTGCCGATGACGCCGCGCGTTTCGGCGTCGTCGCCGAACAGTTGCTTGAAGGCGCGATTGGCGGCCTGCCTGTTCTTCGCCGCCATCGCCGGGTCCTTCCAGACCTCGCCCAGGGCCTTTTCGCATGCCTCCTGCGTGCCGAGCAGGTCAGCGCGCAGCTCGGCGGCGAGGTTCGTCGCCGTCTCGGCCAGAGTGCCGGTGAAAACCTCGAACTGCGCGTCTGTGAGGCCGGCGCCGTGGGCCTTGCCGCGCACGTCCTCGAAGAACTTGGTGTCGAGCGGGAACTTGTCGTCCGGCTTGAACTTGTAGCCGTCCGGTTTCTCCGGCGGCTTACCGACGTTGCGCATCTGGCCTTCCAGTTCGGAATAGCCCTTGTAGATCGCGCCGTGATTGATCGCGCCGTCGGCCTTGCCGCCCTCGCGGAACTTCGCGGGGACGGTCGTCTCCCACGCCGGCTCCTGGCCGAGCGCCGTGCCACCGCCGGCTCCGGCCCCTGCACCGCCGCCGCCACCGCCGGCTCCGGCTCCGGCCTCGACCTGCAATGCGAATGTCGGCTTGAACATCATCGTGTCTCCGGTTGATCGAATACCTGGCCGATGCGGCGCAGGATGAAATGGATGACGCCTCGGCGCGCGCTGCGCGCGTCGGACTCGCGCTGCTCGGCGACGCCGCCGGGCTTGAAGGTATCCACGTCGTAGTAGCGCGCGGTCAGGTCCTCGAGCACCTTCTTGCCGTCCGGCGAATTGAACACGCGGTTGTAGAGCGTGGGATCGCGGTCCTCGTCGTTGCGGCGCGGTACGTCGGTTGGATCTCGCAGCGCAGCGGGCGGGACCGGGGGAGCTGGCGGGATCGGCGGCTTGCTGTCCTCGCCCCTGGACCAGCGCTTCGTCGCGGCCTTCTTGGCGATCGCGGAGCGCTGCGCCTTGGTCAGCGCTTTCGCTCGGGCGTACCCGCCTGCCGCTCTGCCGCCTAGTTCGTCGCTCATCGGCTAGCATCTTAGAGCGGATGCTTGCGTGCTTGCAAATCAGGACACGGCGCTGCGCCCAACCGAGAAATAGCGCGACAGCACGGTCACCGGCTCGCACCCCTCGATCGGCGCTCCGGCGAACGGCGCGCGCACCTCGATCACGCAGACCTTGTCGGCGGCACCAACGCTGACCGTCCAGTTGCGGAACCACGCCTGCTGCCCGGCGAATTGCGTGGCCAGGGCAGGTGGCTGTTCATCGACCTGCACGCCGTTGCTGTCGAGGTAGTAGACCCGCGCGATTGGGGCTGAATCGAGCGTGACGCGCGTGCCGTCGCCTTTCAGGTACTCGATCGTGTAGATGATCGCATCGCCGACTTTAACCTCATCCGGCACGCGGATCGCCAACGCGCGATCGGCCGTGAAGGCGCTCGAGAAACTGACGGTCTGCGAAGCCGTGCCGAGACCGACAGCATTTGCCGGGGCATTGGGAAACGCCTCTTGCGTGCGATTGCCGGCTGGGGCCGATACGAAGGTGGTCCAATCCAGTCCGGGATCCGGCGTGCGGCCCGCCGCGTTGGTCACTTCTGCCGTGTTGGTGACCACCACCGCAGCTCCGTTCAGCAGCCGCTGCGTCATCGTGATGCCCGGAACCACAAAGCCATTGGCGTCTTGCACACCGCCACCGGCGTTGTCAGCGGCCCACGCGAATAGCTGATCCGCGCTGATAACGTACAGCGTGTCGTTGCCTCCGACCGTGTAGGTGTCGTCGCCTTCGGCGTGGACGCCGATGGTGAAGCGAGGGTCGATGTCGTAGAAGCTGCTGCGCTTGACGTTGTTGCCGTCCTGCACGGTGCCGCCGCCATTGGCGATCGCCTTCGTCCACAAGATCGCCCCGGAGTCCGGCACGAACGCCGCGTTCCCCGTCGGCAGCCAGCGCGCACCATAGGACGCCAACGCCAGGGTGAAGTTGTTGCCGACCGTCACGGTCTGCTGGTGCGAAGTCCCGGCATCAATGCCAGTCGTCCCGGCAATGAATTGCGCGTCGGCGGCGTTGAGGAAATCCAGTCGCGCTGTTTCACCAGAAGGCGCCCCGAGCTTCTGCGTATGCGTAGCTGTCAGCGTTATGACCTGATTCGCGGCGCCCGCATTGTCGCGGTAGCTGAACTTCGCTTTGCCAGCGTTGTAGGCATTCACTGCCAGCGAACCCAAAGCGTTTCCGCGCAGACAGCCGGAATCAGCGAACGATGCGGTGCCAACAAAGCCGACAGCCGTGGTCAGGGTTCCGTCAGTGTCCAGGTCGTAGTCCAGCGCGTTCAGCGCCGAATCGTCCTTGACGGTCCGCAGGTACAGCCGATACACGCCGGCGCGAGCGGCCGTAGCGTTCGTGCCGTCGGCGGTGGCAAAGAAGGTGAAAGCCGTACCGTCGGCTGGCTCCGCAGCAAGGGTCTGGTAGGTGCGGATGACGGTGCCGTCGTTGTCGCGGCGCACCTGAATCGTCACCTTGTTTGGCGGATTCGTGTCGTTGACCTTCCGGT